CCAATGCCTCGAAAGACATTAGGCAAAACTGAACCAAATCCCATTAAATAGCCTGTATCAGCGCTTGGTGCGATCTCAAAAATCCGGTTTGCTATTTCCTGTAATATGCTCAAGTCCATTTTATCACCTTAACATTTTTTGATACTTCTGATCTAAGAATCTACATTCGTCTTTAAATAAACGAAAAACTAGCATATCTGCGTCAAGGATGGCTTGCTTCATTGTTGATTCTAAAACAAACCCGCACCTTTGCGCTAAATTTATGCTCTTTTCATTGTCTGACCGTATGAACGCTGTTAATCGATTGACTGGCGCTCTGTTGAACGGGTAATCGAACATTATTGCAAAGAATTTTCTTGATGGTGCTTTTTTAATTGCCAATGACATAATCATTTGCGCTTCGTTAAACCCTGAGTATGCAACCGCTGCTATTAATTCCTTGTTGCTGTCTATCTGCCCAATGCAACGCACATCCCTGCCCAATATTTCGTCGTTTATTTCTTTCTCTATCCAAGGCTTGATTAAATCGGCGTCAAAGCTATACATCAATAGTCCAATACGCCGCCTACCTGATAGGCAACTGACCAATTTAAAAACTGCACTTCTGCGCCATTATTCTGAACTTTCATTGAAAGGGAAGCAGCGTTTCCGATCTGGCCGACTGTTTTCCAGCCACCCGTAAACACCGCCATATCGCCACCCCATTGCATATTATTTGTGTTCCAATTCATTCCGTTCCAAACCATGCCGGTGGGCGGTTCATAACTCAAAACGCCTGTTGGCGTGACGTTGTTAAAATCTACCGCCACGTCATATAGAACTGTGGGCCTGCCCGTACTCAGCATGTAGGGCTTCACCATCGTGACCATCTTGTTTCTGGCCTGATTGCCAAAATACTGATAGCTTGTTAAAACCGTCGCCGTTATCGGGGTTAAGTTGTCATTGTTGCCTGTCCATGCTTTTTGAACCGTCCCGCTTGAACCGTAAAATAGCCCTTCATCCACCACTATGAAGCATTGAGCGTTCCAGCCTGTGAACTTTGTCCATGCCCCCGTGATGGTATTTTGAATGTATTGATAGTTTGCGCCGTTGCCCTTTGGCACGTTAAGTATTAGGGCGTTACTATCTGAATACACGCTTACTTGCCAGCCAAAATTATTTTTGTATGCGCCCGCCGCAAGTGAAACAGCGTTTTGAATTTTGTCGGTTAGTGCTGACTGCCGGTTAATGGTTGCGCTAAGTAGTGCCGAGGAAAGTGGAAAAACGCCGGTTAAGGTGTTCAATATCAAATCACCACCTAGCTTGCTGCCCGCCCTGCGGCCTAATGGCACTCCTACGTAATACATCCCAGTTAACGCCCATGTGCTAGCGCTCGATGGGTCTGTTCCTGTGAATACCGCTAATTCGCCATTGCTGCTCACAACGACTAATTTATCGTCTGCCCCGTCGCCAGCGTCAATCGTCCAGTTATAAACGCCGTTGATGGTTCCACCCTTGTTAAACACCGCCCCCAAGTCGATTTCATGAGCGTTGCCGGCAATGCTGTTGACGGGTAAATAAAATATCTTCAGGCTGGTTTTTTGCCCAAAATAAAGCCTGTTTTTAAATGAAACTACGCTCGCAAATGTGGCTGAATCCGCTCCGTTTATGTTTGGGATACTAAACGTTGTGCCGTTGTAGACGTGAACTTTGTCTACGCCGTTGCACACCAGCAAGAATGAGCCACCAGCGTTTGTGACCATAGCAGTTTGGAACTCAGAACTTCCAAATCCCGTATGAATTGGCGCACCTACCGCACCCTGATTAGTCACATCATAGATGCTGGCACCAGATGCCGCTAATAGCTTATGGCCACCCGTTATAGGCGCATACTCCATCAGGGTCTTTACGTCTGCCGGCAAGCCGGTAGCCCATGTTACGCTACCTTTTCTTGTGGCTATGTATGTTGGGTATGTCCACCAATTTTCAAGAATGATTGCATCGCTCGGCTTCATCCCCACGATTGAATCGCGGTCGTTTAATCCGCCGACGGGTGCGGGTAGTGATGCGAAGCTCGATGCCGTTGCCATTATTTAGCGCCTTTACGTAATGCCGTTGCTATCTCTTTGGCCTTCATTGCGCCAGCCAACGGTATTACCAAGCCAAGCGTTTCACCGGCTAGTTGTGGTGCGCTGCCTTCCTCTACTGGTGCGGTTAGCCCCATATCGGCAAACCATTTTGTCCCGCCCACGGGCTTTTCACTTCCAAGATTCACATAGCCTAAGCCTGAGTTAATCATGTCAATAGGCATGGCAACCGTGTTGGCTATCTCGTTGCTTGTAGCCTGCGCCGTATCTCGTAATGCTTTGAGTATTGCGTTTTTATTCATGATTATTGACTTGGGAATGATCCATCAATGATGTTGCGGTTAGTCATTAAAATGTTGCCACTCGCTTGGCTTAGATATAGCTTTGGTGCGCTCTTGTCTTGCGCCATCGCTCTATCAAGCAACGCCCTGAATTCGCCCGTGTCAAAACTTACATCAAGCCCCTTGGATTGCTTCCACTGCGTTTTTAAGCCTGTGAGAATCAATGAATCCGTGAACACGCACGTATCATCATCGGCTGTAAATCTTGATTTTCCGTTGCCGTCTGCCCCTATGACCCAAGCGTTGGATATGTACTCAAAAGCCGCTGTTTGACCCGGTGGCGGTGATGGGTTAATCACAATCGAGTTGTTCAGGATTCTGAACCGCTGCCTCGGCCCTGCCGATACGATACCGCCCTTGAACGTTTGCCATTCTTGCGAAGATTTTGGGCCAAGTAGTGGCCACCTTGTTGTTCTGTTCCACTCTGATTGAGGAACTTCACGATCCCAATCGCTCGGCAATGAATATGTATTCTGTGTAAATTGCAACGATACTGTGCCGGATTGTGTCGCCGCCATGTCCATCGTCACCGTTGATGCCCCCACTGTGGTTATTTGAGCAAACGGCATAATGCCCGTACCCAAAACACTAAATTGTGTGGTAAGCCCAGTTACTGAACTTAGTCCCGTTATCGTGTTACTTCCGGCCGTTGTGGTGCCGGTGTAAGTGTATTGAACTGTTGTTATCAACGCTTCTTTGTTCAAGCGCTGCCACTCGTATTGCTTGACAATATCTCTACCCAGCCTATTCAGTAACGCCAGCATTTGGCGAACCTGCCTGTCGTTTGAACTGACTACAACTTGTGGCCGGTCTAGTGCCAACTCGTCGCAAGTATCTTGAATAAGCTGAAGTAGTGTCGTCATTCGATAGTCTCTTTCTGCTTGCGTGTCTTGGTTGCGCTGATGTCCTTAATCTGCTCTTGCAGGTCGGCCAGCATTTGACGCAGTTGGGCGTTTTCCGCTGCCTGCGCCGTTATGTCCGCCGTGCCCTTCGCAGCATCCAACCAGACTTTGGCCTTGTTGCGCAATTCCTGATAACCCATCCCCATGCGTGTTACATGAGAATCACTTAATGCGGATAATGCTTCTACCGTGTGAATTTCAAAATACTTGCACTCTTTCAGTAATGAACGGGTAATCTGTGGCCATTGATCCAATGGCGTACCTTCTGCCGCTTGTGATTCGCTGCGCTCGTATTTTTCCCATGCTTGCCTAAAACGGGCTTTGTCATTGTCGTCTGCCACGCGCTCGATGACGTTGTTCATGTCACCCGGCACAATAATCCTGACAAATGGCACATCCTTGTAGATGGGTCTGCCCTCTTTTTCGGATTGCGCTTTAAGCTCGATAGCGTCAGTGTAAAAAGTAACAAAAAGATTGTCTTGAGGATTGCTCATAGATGTTTCCAAGGTTAAACCCCCCAATTACGGGGGGAGGAGTGGTTAATAGCTTATACGCTTGCTTTTGCAAAGAAAGCACGATCTCCAGCGGCCATAGCGGTGGCGGGGCTGGTGTAGCTGCCGCCTGTGCTTGTGGCCAAAAAAGTACCTGCATTTACTGTGCAAACTGCGGTTGATGCTGGAATTGAGCCACTAGCTTGTGCGTAAACGTAGAGTTTGCCGTCGCTGCCAAAAACCTGCTGACCTAAACGGGCATTAGGAATTTTACCGGCTGCCAAATCGGCGTTCAATGTAATAGTGACTAAATCCGCACCGCTTGTGGGAGTTACTGCAAATGGTGAAGCCATTTTTATTTCCTTTCTTTATGGGGCCGAAGCCCCTAATTTATTAAGCTGATAAAACGCCTTGGAACTGTGCACCTGAGCAAGTCAAGTTACCTGCCCAGCCCATGAGCTTGACTACCGCATCTTGATTGACTGATTGACGGTCTCCGCCAATAGGCACAAAATTGCGATCACGGTGCGGGCGGAAAAACAAGAACTTAGTGTTCAGGAAATACATACGGTTGCTGGGGATGGATCCACCAATACCACCATCAAGATACACGTCACAATTCAAGCCAGCGCCTAAATATTTGATTGACGTAAAGCCAGCGGCTGCGCTTTCTTCACTCGTGACGCGCTGGATAGCTTGCAACGATTCCAAGAAAAAGCGATAGTAGTTATTATCGGCAACGATCATATCGGGGCGATCAGTACCACGGACAAGCTTCACGGCCAAGCGGTTCATGTAGCTTTGAATGTTGGTATTAGATACCGCTGCGCCGCCATCGGTTACACCGCTGAACGCTGCATTGCGCCAGAATGTCCAGTTTGCGCGATTGATACCGCCATAAGTGCCGCTAGTGGGCGTGGTGCTGATTGCAGCTTGCAAGCCGGTAATATCCTTACCGCCGTTACCCGTGCCATCGCTATAAATGCCCGAGCTGATGCGGTTCATCAATTGGCCTTCAGCTACTTGGATACGGCCTTCAAGCATATCGATGATCTGCTCTTTGCCGCTGTTTTGAAGCATTTCAAAGCCACTGATGGAAACGGCCGACGCATATTGCTTTAAGTCAAACTGCGCTGCGCTAATCGGGCTGTTAGGCGTAATGTCAATGGTGTCATAACCGCTGTAGGATCCGCTGTTATCGGTGCCAGCGTCGTTGTACATGAGCTCCTGCATGATGACGTTGCCGCCACTAATGGTTTTAACGTTGCCACGGTTTTTGAGTTTCAGTAGCAATGCATTATTCTTCGTTACTGAGTCGGCTAAAGTGCCTGAGCGGCTTTGGATGGTTGTGGACACAATGTCCGACAAATTAGCAAAAAGTGCCATGATTTCCCCTTAAGGTTATTTATCAAATTGGGATTCGAGAATATCTCTCAAACTCCCCGCTACTGCTTGGCTATTAGATGATGTCGGCGAACTGCCTCTTATGCTGACGGTGGCGGCTTTCGCCCTCGCTGCCCTTGATGCTTCTTCCTGACTTCTTCTCATGCCCTGCTGCTGCGCTTCGATTAGGGATAGCCTTATATCGGGTCGCATCCAGACCGCCATATCGTATGCAGCCTCGAGCGTCGTGGCTTTACCTGATTCAATCAAGTCCGCCATGTCGCTCCTCACTGCATCAAAATGAGGTTTTTCAGCAGTTGCAAACTGCGCCAGTTGTTGGTTCGCTCGATCTTGCTCCTGCTGTTGTATTGAATTTTGCCACACTTGTTGGGTTTGACGCAACTCATTTAATTGATTCATCAAATATTGCGTTTGTGGGTCGGGTGCTTGAATATTTTGCGCTTGGTTCAAATCAATCCCATATTCTTGCGCTAATTGATGAAAATATGCCGCCTTACTGTGTGGGTCGCCGTTCCTTAGCCTGTTGTCGGCCTCCAGTATTCTCGCTATCGCCTCATGGGGTGGCAAGCCTAGCTGTTGAATATTGTGCATATATGGGGAGATAGCCTGCTCATATTGTCGGGCTCGATGTGCGTGTCCCTTGAATTCCTCTATGCCTTTAAGAAAGTCCGATTCTCTTCGGTTGGCCTCTCCCGTGAGTATTTTTATCTCTTGGGGTGTCAATGCCTCCCCTCGCTCGGCTTTAATGTAAGCCTGTTTGGCCTCTGATTTCCAGCTTGACGGCGCTTTAATTTCCGGTTCTAGCTGCGAAGTTTGCTCATCGGCTTGATTAGTATTGGTTGTGGCTGGTTCCGTTGTTTCCGGCTGTTGCTCTGGCTCGGCTGTTGACGGTGTTGCGGTGTTTTCCTTTTCAGTCTCAAAAGCTGATTCAAGTGCTTCTCGTAAATTGTCCATGAGGTTTTCTCTAGGTTGGTTGATAAATCAATAGCCCAAACGGTGCATAGCGTTGGCAATGTCCTGTTTGATGTTGGTCTTGGGTTGCTCTCTGCGTTGGCTCATGTGTGCTTTTATTTCATTGCCCACTTCCACCAATCGGTGCTCTTTTAGATGTGCTCGATGCTGTGATCGTGAACCTATCCATTCGCCTGTAACTTGGCTTTTGTAGCCGTCTATGTCTTTCATAATCATTGGCGCATTTGTGTCGCATGAATGGTGCTCTCCACGCTCCACAAGCTGGTTAGTGGTGCGTTCTTGCACCCAAGATCCACGCTTTACGCCACCACTAAATATCATGTCAAAGTTGCTACTGTACTTTTCATGATCTGTCGGTCTTTGTTTGTCACCTTTTCCACTCATTTTGATCTCCTTACCATAAAAGCAGCATCTCAATCGCTTGCTCTTCTTCTTCCTCAAGCTGCTGTTTACGGGCTTGTATCTGAATTAATATCAGTATTTTCTTCGCCAAAAACTCCTGTATTTTTGCGTCGGTTTTGATCTTGGCATAGTCTATTTCTGCAAACCGTGTTTTTACCTCGGGGATTGCTTTAAGCGCCGCTTCAGGATTCTCCTGAATAAGCTGAATAATTTGTGTAGTTGTAGGCTTTTTCTCATGCTGTTTTCTCCACCATTTGATATAGTAATCGCCGCCGTCGTGAGTGTCTGCTCCGGTTATGTTGCCCCAAGCATTACCCCATGATCTGCCCCATGATCTACCCCATGCGCTAAATGTTTTTACGCTCATGCGGGATTCCACGGGTCTACTTCTGTTCCCGTGCCTTGCACTTCAATATCATTTACGTATTGAATATTAGCGTCTAGTGCGTTGCCAGCGTTGAAAGTAAGTTTCGCAGTCTGAGAATCAATATCATTCAATATGATCTCTGCCGCCCCGTCCCACTGCAATTGTCCTGAGCCGACTAGGGTCGCTCCGTCTTTAATAGTGATTACGTATTGCCCTGCGGTTGGTGCTGGTGTTGTGGGTACGCTGCCCCAATAAACCCCTGCGCTGGTGCTGTCGCTTAGCGTTATCCCAGTGACCGGCGAAGAGCCACCCCCTGAATTACCGCTTTTATACATCGTCGCGGTTAACGTGGTTAAACCTGTTGTGATGTATGGGAATTGGATCTCGTTTGCCATTATTGTTTCTCGATTATTAAAACCGAATTAGAATTGCAGACCGCGGTGGTTGCAACGCCTGCCGCTATGTACCCTGCCACCGTTATTACATCATTTACCTGAGCATTTAAATAACACACACACGCTGATGATCCAAGTCCATTGAACCCAGTACCACCTAAACACACCCCAGATATATTACCGCCGTTTACGACCGTTGTAAAACCTGACCTGGTATACCTTATTGCAAACTCAAACCGTACCGCATTAGCATCGGTGTGGCTATAAGCGAAATTTGCGCTGATTCTATAATACCCTGCCTGATTAATTCTTATCTGAGTATTACTATAAAGCATTGTGTATAAACTGTCGACTCTTGAAACCGTATTAAAAGCAAGTGCGGTGACAAAGGAAGCTAGACTTTGTGGTGCGCTAGTGGCAAGATTTAATAATAACGGGTCGTTACTACCCAATAACTTACCACCGTTATTGGGTAAAGTAAATGCCTTAGCCGTCCCATCTGCTCCGGTATCTAGCCGCACATTATAATCTTTTGTATCATTAGAAATTGCGTGGAAGTCCAGATACCTCCCTAACTCTATTACTCCGTCTGATTTTATTCTTGGAATGCTGTTAAATGGTACTCCTAGATTGCCAGAACCATTTAATGAAATATTATTTAATTGGCTTGAATTACTTGCAGTGCCAGTTAACTGCCCTGTAAAACTATTGGCCGTTATAGCATTTACTGAAAAATTACCGTTTGCGTCTCTTGCTACTATTGCACTTGCTGTGTTGGCGTTGGTCGCCGTCGTTGCGGAATTGCTAACCTTGCCCGCCGTTTCTATTGTGTTAAGTTTTGTGTCTGCAATACTTCCTGCTAACATTGTATTAGTAACTGTGCCTGTGTCACCGCTAGTTATTAAAGTCCCATTAACATTTGGTAAAGTAAAAGTTCTGGTTGTTCCTGTTGCTATACTTGATAATTGAAACTGTGCTTTTTTAGTATTGTCTAAATTATCTTGAAAAAATGTAGTATTATCGGTTAATGTTTTGTTTGTGAATGTTTGAGTGCCTGTTAATGTTGCACCATCAGTAATTCCATATCCACTAATAGTTGTTGGCTTGCTTGCAATACTGCTAAATAGAGGCGCTATTGTAACCGGTGTGCCCGTGCTTGTAATTCTGCCCTTCGCATCAATAGTTAAAGTGTTTATGGTTGTGCCATTTTGGTATGTACCTGCCGTAACACCACTATTTGCAAGCGTTGCTGTTATTGCCGTCGAACCGGTTCCACTTACATCGCCGCTCAACGATATATTTTGGTTGCCCGTCAGATAAGTTGAGTTGTCATAAGTTATAGTTGTCCCACTAATTTTTACAAAACCCGTCCCGTTTAATGCAGGTTGTCCGCCCAATCCAGTTAATGTGTAGTTGGGGATATTCAGCGTGTTACTAGCAAAAGTGGCTGCACCGCTTGATCCAGTTGTCGTCAGTGTTATAGCTGCCTGCTTGCCATTAAAAGTAGTCCAGTCGGCTGATGATAATGCGCCAGCAAGTGTTCCATTTGCCGTTTGAATCCCAAGCGTTGTGGCCGTTCCACCGTTGAATGATCCGCCAGTCAATGGGCCGCTAATCGTTAATGCTTGTGTGGTGTTGGCGGTTAATGTGATATCTGCCGTGCCATTAAATGAAACGCCGTTAATCGTTCTAGCGGTCTGTAAGGCTGTTGCCGTGGCTGCGTTACCCGTTGTATTCTGGTTAAATGTTGGCCATGGCTGCGATCCGGCAAAAGATATGTTGCCCGTCATGGTGCCGCCAGCAAGCGGCAGTTTTGTCGGGTCGTTTACGCTTACATTCGTTGCCAAAGTTAACTGGCCTTTCGAGTTTACAGTAAACCGTGCCACCTGCGTTGCGCTTCCATACGTGCCCGCCGTAACTGTCGTATTGGCAAGGGTTGCCGCAAAGCTGCCGGTTCCGCTACCAGTCACATCGCCTGTAAGCGTGATTAGCTGGTCGCCGGTGTTGGTTCCGCTTATGCTTGCGTTTGCCGTGATGTTGAGTAGCTTCCCACTATTGTTGACACCCGTCCCGCCAAACGTTGAATTTAAAACTGCACTTGCGTTTAATGGTGCATAACCGTTTGCGACCCCCTTGTTTGCTGGATTCTCCGGGGTGTATCCCAAAGCGGCCACTACCTCGGAAAACAAGACTCGGATTTTATTTATTAGTGCCATGGCTATTTATTCAAAAAATAGGTAATTAACCCGACGGCTGCGCCAGCCACTGATGATATTGCCGTGACGATCATAACCGCACCCGATATTTTCCCCTTGCCCTCTGCTAGTAGTAATTTAATCTCGTGCACTTCGCGAGCTAAATTATCTAGCTTGCTATCTAGCAGGCTTACACGCCCATCAAGCGTCTGGATTCTTTCGTCGTGCCTAGCAATGGTCGAGTCACTCATCTGTCACCTCAATAGCTCCAATGGCTTTACCAGTTGCATCACGTTGAATTAAGCGTTTTTTTGGTCTGCGGATCTCGTCAGCAGTGGATAATAAAGCGTGAGCGACTGATCCAAGTTGATTAACCGCTTCTGATATACCGGCGTCGTTGGTGTCTGGGTTTGCGCCAACAACGATGGTATTGGTTTTGGCTTGCCCGGCCGCCTGCTGCAATTGAATTTCTGCTATCTGAATTTTAGTTTGCGCATCAAGTTGGGCCTTATAGGCTTGCCTCTGCGTCTCGGCCTGTTGCTTTATTTGCTCCAATTCTCTGGCCGCTTCAATCTTATATTGCTCTATTTGCATTTGCGATTGAATTTTTATTTGTTCCGCCTGTTGCTGCGCGTGTAGCTTGGCCGCCTCTAACTGCTGGCGCGCCTGTTCGGTTGCAACTTGGTTTTGCATCCTCATTTGCTCGGCCTGCTGTATCGCTTGCTGCTGCATGGCTTCTGGGTTGGGCTGCTCCGGCTTGGGCTGCTTCATCTGCTCTATGGTGTTTTCTAGTGCCGCCTCCATGCCTCGGCCGCTCTTGAATGTGCGTGTGACGAACATTAAAGCCTCACCAAGTAGTGGCGCCATTTCTGGGGCTTGCTGCATAATCGGTAATGTGTTTTGCATCGCTTGCCCGAAAGCTGCAAGAAACTCAATCCTGCTTTGCTTCTCTTCCAGCTCGTTGACTTCTGAAAGACCCTCGCTCTCAATACCAATACGGTAATTTCTCAACGGTTCGCTGCGTAGTAGCTGGATAGCTTGCTCGGCATAAATTGCATCATTTGTGCCCTCAATACCACTCATATTAATAAGCGTCTGCGGGCTGTATAAATCCATCATGAGCTGGGCTTTAATGCGAATCGCCTCGGTGACAAATAGCGCCACACTGTGCTGCATACTCTTCAAACGCATTGCAGCATATTGCCCTTTAATCTGCTGCGCCGTGGCCGTCTCGCTTGCCATGCTACTTCCGCGGATAATATCGCTCAACCCGGTAATGTCGTAAACGACTTGCTTTGCTTGCTCTCGTGCTCGATACGCTGCATCTAATGCCTGTACGACTTGGTCGAGTGGAAGAAAATCCACCGCACCCTTAACACCGCCACGCTCACTAAATGCCGCCCAGTTATCCACAGGGATTAAGACGTTATCTACCCCCTCGGCTAGCATCCTCTGAATAGACGCCTGCTTTGCGTCATATACCCCAGCCACTTTAAGCGCATCCACCAAAAGCCCAATTCGTCTTGTCAATTCGTCGATTTCATCAGCTTGATCTTGATAAAGCGCATAGTCCGGCACGGGAACAAGGGTATCAGTAGTAAGAGTGGAAAACAACGGTCTTGGGCATGGCCAAAATCCATCAAGCCCGTAGGGGTCTGGCTTGTGGTCTAGTATCTTTTGGCATCCCTCGCTTACCCAATAAACGCACTCGTCGGCCTTATCCCATATTTCCCACACTTGCGCCTTCTTCATGCGGTCTAGCTCTGATTGCGCCATGCCTTGGGAGCGCATCTCATCCAGTCCGATAGGCTCATGTGTCATCGGCACTTCTTTGGCCATTTCCTCACCAAACCGTCGCTCAAGCTCATCTCTCGCCATATAGATCCGACGTGACACCCACGTGACCTCTTCCCAGCATCTGGCAGGGCTGCATCTGAAGTCCTCCCAATACACGTAGTCCGTCGGGGTGCTCTCGGTCTGCTGCCCCATGTATGCAGGATTAAGGCCAATGGGTAGATTGTCGATTGCGCCTAGCTCCTGACCATAATCATTTTGATTAACCGTCTCGATTTCTTTGGCTTCAAAGCGTACCCACACCGTACCCCGCCCAGAAAGTAGCCGGTCGAGCGTTGCTGCTCGTGTGGCGTGCTCAAAATCACCGTAGTTGTCAATTTCGTACTGCAATGCACGTTCAAGAATAATCGCCGCCGTGCGTGCTACTGGGTCTTTATCTTTCCACCTGCGCTGTACTTCCGCTTGGGGTGTCCGTGCATATAGGCTCGGCATAAGCACCTGAACGTTACTCCACAAAATGTTATATCGCTTATTCCCGTCGTAGCTACTTGAGCGATCATCCCTGTAGCGCTTAACAATCTTTTTGCCACGCTTCACCCACTTGTCATCAGCTTTTTTGGCCTGATTCAATTCATTAAGCCAAGCCTGTGCCGTTTTCTTCGGCTGCTTTAAATCCTGCTGGATATTCTCGGGGTTTCTTTCCATAATTTGTCGAGTGGTTCGGTAATGATTCTGCCATTTTGCCCTGAAACTGGAAAAATATCAGCAATTTTCGGGTTTTCCTTAGCTTTTTCATTGATTTTTTGCGCTCCGTAGCAAAAAGCATCAGCCCCGTGACTGGCCCAATTGTGAAGCGGCTCCCTGCTCATGACGCCCAAATCTTCGTGGTAAAGATATTCCCAAGCCCGCAGCGCATCCAATCCAGCTTCGCATCTTTCGCCATGAAAAGCGCATTTATCCATGATTGTCCGCGCCGCTTCTATCTGATCGTGCTTCTTCGACTGGGGCACAATCTCGCACGACCCCGCACCGAACGCACTTAAAAATTTCTCTAATACAGTATGCTTTGACTGAAACGTCTTCGCTCTTGCATCATGGGGTAGCCATATTTTTGCGCTCTTCGCCCCTAGCTCTCTAATATTGTCCTGAATACGTGGTATCCATTCCTCGGCATCTAGACCGGTATCAGCATCGTATTTAAGCACGTGATATCCGCCATTCACGGGCTGCCAATACCAGAAAGCCGCTGTGTCCCTAAATCCCAAGTCAGCACTTACGCCCATCGGTGCGCCGTCCACATCGTACTCAATGTCGCTGGCTATTCTGCCTTCACGCTCGGCTCGATTTACCCATTTGGCTAATATCGCCCCTTGGCTCGCACCATAAGCACCATGCCATACGTGCTCGGCTCGGTCTTGGTCTGCTGCAAAATCCGCCTCCATATCCGCCCTCAATGGCGTTGTATCGAACCATGGGTTTTCGTTCCAGTTGACGTTGACACAAACCATGTCTGGCCGGTTTTGCTGTCTGAAGAATTTGTCTACGGCGTCGGTTTTGAATCGTGGATTCCAAGAAAACCATAACTCGCTGTTCGGCTTTCTAATCGTAGGCCGTAGCAAGTCAAGGCTGTATTGGCTCAAAGTCTGGGCTTCTTCGACCCAGGCGCAGTCATAGCCTTCGAGTGATTTTATAGAATCAGCAGTGTGATTCTGCATGCCCTGAAATATGATTAGGCCACCGCCTCGCGTATTCTTAATGAGTGATTCTTGTATATCAAAATAATCACCCACACCCAATTCCGCAATCTTGTCCTCAATCAGCCTTTTGACTGATTGGCTTAGAGATTTTTGTATTTCACGCACGCACACCGTGCGCCGGTCTGGGTCGATGATGTGCGCTTCTACAATGTCTTCAGCAAAGAATTGTGACTTTCCACCGCCACGCTCGCCCCAGTAGCATATTGACC